TCCTTGATGATAAATGCCGGATATGTAACCTCGATATTTCTGTATCGACCACGGTCATTGATGATGTCGCCGTTTCTTCCCGGTACCTCGATCATTTCACGGTCACGGGATGGCGCATTAAACGCCCCCGTGCCGCTGATGTATACGCCATATTGCAGGCTGTTGATATTGTTAAATGTCAATGAGTTCAAGCCCATGCCGATCTCCTCTGTGCCACGCTGGTGGTGATCCTACGGTCTACCGCTATCGCCAGATCATTGATGTTCTGACCAGGTGCGCCGTTGATCGTGTTCGCTATGTTAAATGTCAGCGTGGATGCATTGACTGGTTGTGCTACCGCCGCCGCCATATCTTCCGCAGCCTTCCGCACTTCCGGTATGTTGTCTCTGATGCCCTTGGTAAACAGATCCATCATATCCGGTGCAAACGTGTGAAAGTTTGAAAGCGGCCCCTTGTCAGGTTCGGAGAATCCAAGGAACGCTGCTATATCTTCTGCCACCGCTTCGATTTCGTCCGTCAGTTGTCCAACCTTTTCTTTGATACCGTTGATGAAGCTCATGATCAAGTCACGGCCCCATGTGAGTGCCTTCTCCGGAAGTTCTGACAGAAACTCGACCGCACCGCTGATTCCGTCCACGACTGCGTCCTTGATGCCGCTGACCTTTTCCTTGATGCCATCCCAGATGTTGCCAAAGATCTCAATCGTCTTGTTGAATAGATCTTTCCAGAAGTTGATGGCATCAGTTATCAAATCATTGATGATCGTTGCCGTCTCGTGACCGAGCGACATGAATAAATCAATCACTCCCTTGACGAGCTTTGATGTGATGCTGCCAACGGTCTGCAATAACTTGTTAAAGAATCCAAGCACATTATCGACCAGTATCTCAAGCAGATTCAGAACGATGCTCTTGAGGTCTTCCCACGCTGCGCTCCAGTCGCCGTGTATGATATCCACGATCAGATTGACCACGCCGGTGAATATCTCAACAAGGTTCTGTATAATCGGGAATATCGTCTCAACAAAAACAAGGTTGAACAGTGCCATCACCTCTGTGCCGAAGACATCCCAGAGTGATCCGAGCAATTCCTGAAACGCTCCCCACAACGCACCTAGTGCATCGATCAATGGTTGTATAGCTCCTTGGATGTCCGTGAATATTCCAGTCACGCCCTCGCGGAATCCCTCATCCGATGTCCACAGTGCCGCAAATGCCGCCGCCAGAGCCGCCACAGCCGCGATCACGATACCAACCGGCCCAGTCAACGCAGACAGTGCAGTACCGATCTGCGGAGCCATTGTCATGACCGTTCCGATGCCAGTGATTAAACGACCACCAACCGCAAGCAATGGGCCGATAGCTGCCACGATTCCTGCGATCTTCACGACCTGCTCTTTCTCTGCTGCGCTCATATTTGAGAATGCGCTGGTCAGTTCCTTGATCTTCTTCACGACCTTTTCGAATATCGGAGCCAGTTCAGACTTCAGAACATTGCCGATCTCGATCAGCGCGATCTTCAATTCATTGATGGTCTTGTCAACTTCAAATGATGTCGTGTTCAGCTTTGCATAAGCTGCTTCTGTAGCTCCGGCACTGTCGCCCATTGCCGTGATGGCTGCGTCCAGCTTTTCACTGTTATCCAGCAGTACGGCAGCAGCCTTGCCTGCCTCTGCAGATCCAAACATATTGGAGATGGTTGTACCTTGCGATGCCGCTTGCTTATCGAGAGCATTCAGGACATCCGACAAGCTCCATCCCATTTCCATTGCCTCTGACATCGTGAGACCGCCTTCTTTGATCTCCGATGTTGCTTCTGCAAATGCGTTTGCCGCCGAGCTTCCGTTCTTTCCAAGCTCATTCAGCATCGAGTTGAAATATGTGGTAGTCTCTGCGGTTGCAATACCATTCGCAGTCATTACCGCATAAGCACCGGCCAGCGTTTCGATCTCCACGCCGTTGGCCTTCGCGGTCGGGATAACTTTACCCATTGACGATGCTAACTGGTCAACGGTCGTTTTTCCAAGATTCTGCGTATTGATTAAAACATCCGATACACGGCCTACATCTTCTGCAGCGAGTCCGTATGCATTCAGTGATGTCGTTAAGATATCCAGAGCCGCATCTGTCGATGTAAAACCGGCACGAGCTAACTGCGTTGCATTGCTGACGAAGTTGACCGCATCAGCCGTTTTCTGTCCGGCAGAGATGGCATCGTATACATTGCCTGCAATGGTCTCCGCAGAAATGCCTGATGTTTTGGACAGTTCCAGAATCTGATTCGACAGTTCCTCCATCGGCACTTCTGTGGTGTCCGCGATGGTTGACAATTTCGCCAACGCATCCTCATACCCCATCGCAGCCTTTAATGCACCAGCACCTGCAGCCGCAATCGGAGCGGATACTGCAGCCGTCATCGTATCACCGACTGCCGTCACTTTCTTGCCAGCGGTCTGCACTTTCTCGCCCATCTGTGCCATCGACTGTGCCACAGCTTCAACCTGCTGTTTGCCGATGCTCCCGAAGGTCTGCATCTCTCCCTCAAGGCTTTCCAGAGATTTCTCCGTTTCCGCGATTTCTCTCTCAAGTGCTCGCTGCTGCTCTGTCACTTCACCGGTGGCATTGTTTTCCTTCATCTGCTGGAGTGCCTGCTTTTCCTGCTCCAGCTTCTTGCTGGTTTCTTCGATCGCCGTGTTCAGGTATTCTTGTTTCTGCTTTAACAGTTCCACATTCCCCGGGTCCATCTTGAGCAGACTGTCAACATCTTTCAGAGCGCTCTGGGTATCCTTCAGCTTGCTGTTGACTTCTTTTAGGGAGTCTTGCAGCTGCTTGGTATCCCCTCCAATCTCGATTGTGATCCCTTTGATTCTATTCTTCGCCATACCTTACCACCGGTCAAAATCTTCTTGTGTTGCTTTCCTTGTCTTGGGTGCGTCCTTCTCTGCATAATCGTTATTGCTTTCGATTATCAGGTCCATCACGAACCCTTCTTCTATCTCTTCCAGATCTTCCATCCGCAGGCCGATCTGCAGCGCACGAAGCGCAAATATTGCCGTGTTTATTTTGCGGTCAGATTCTCCGTCTCTGTTTTTTTTAATTCCGATTCAGAGACCTTGCCGCCAAGATAAATGGACACTATGTCTTTTGATGCCGTCATCATTTCGATGCTGTCAAACTGGTCGAGCCATTCCATATAGTCATCCTCGGTCAGCGTTGTCATGTTTGCACCTTCTGCCGACTTCGCCATCACAAATCCGAGCTTCTGGATCTTTTCGATCACTGACGCGTCAATCTTTTCCGGATTCATTTCCATCAGCTCTTTCATAATGTCGCCGTGGAATATATTTCTGTACCTTATCGCGGTTGCAGCGGATGCACGCATCGCCACTTCCACATCACCGATCATAATTGTCTTCTGCATATATCCTATTCTCCTATCTTTTGAAAAAAGGGAGAGAACCGAAGTCCCCTCCCAGTTTGTATTTATGCCGATACAGTCACCGCGCAGGTGTCTGTATAATCCGTTGTGCCCACGGTGATCTTTGCCGTGATCGTTGCAGAGCCTGCGGACAGCGGGATGACCACGCCATCGCTTACTGCAGCCACGCTGTTATCGCTGGATGTCCATGTTACCGTTGAACCGTACGGAACTGCGGTTGCGGTCAGCTTTGCAGTCTCACCGCCTGCAGTCAGAGACAGCTCGGATTCATCCAGAGAGATGCCGGTTGCTGCTTCAGTTCCCTGGTACACAGCACTGAACCATGTATCATACGGAGTATCATCCGCCAGCGCACGACTCTTGAACACATCAGCATTCAGATCATCAATGTGGATCGGTGCAGCTGTCAAGTTCAGCGTGTCGGTTTTCGGTGTAATACTCTCGGTGTTGGTCTCGCCTGCGATGCTCGGCTTGGATGCCGTACAGTTGTACAATACATGGCGAGTGTTCTTCTTGTCGCCGTCAAACTGGAACAGCAATGCGAACGGTACTGTCGGAGCGTTTGCCACCTCAGTCAAGCATCCGTTTGCGTCTGCTACTTCGCCAAGGATATCCTTCCGGAAGTCATCCGTGATCTGTGCGATCTCAAGGGAGCCGGAATAACCAGCATCGCCCTGCAGCGTGAAAAATGCGATGTTGTCCGCATAGAATGTATTCGCATCGCCCTGATGATCCATCGACAGATTAACCGCACCCGGGATCCTCTTCGGAGTGCCATAGGTTGCAGTGTTGTCGGATGCATCAATCGTGGCTACTGCATAATACACATTTGTCAAACCATATTTGACTTTGTTGGTGTTAGCCATTTGTGCTTTCCTCCTCTTCTGTTATCACGATATCACCGGCATATAATGTGCAGTACAGTTTTTCACTGTCAATGTATGAGTCGATTTTATCGTATGCCCATCCATTCTGTGCAAATGTCGATTCCATCGTGCTTTCGTGTTCAAAATCTTTGTAGTTACTGTATAGCTCAATCCGCAGTTCCGGAATGCTCTGGAAGTTGATGTTATCGGCATACATATCATCTATGCCGTTAAAATACCACCGGATATACGGCAGCGTCAGCGTGGCCAGTTGTTCCTCGTCAAAGTGATGGTAGGCGTTTGGCAGATTAAACGATGAGATCATCGTCTGTATTTCTTTGATTGTCATATACCCTTCACCACCTCTTTCTCGAAGTCTTCCACGATCTGCTCCTCTACCGGTTTGATGTGCGGCTTGCCCGGCCAAAATCGACCGTTGCGCAGCATGTGCCCATTCTCCAACAGATGCGGCAGTCTCGGCTGCTTAGAGTAGATCACGCCGGTTGCACCGACTCGATCCGTCTCCACCTTATACGTCCAGCTCTTGGCATACTCTCCCGTACCACCGAACGCTTTTCTGCTGGCCTGTCTGACTGCCTTGGCTCCAGCTTTGGTCACTTCCTTCACTGATTCCTTGGTTCCCGCTGTGACCTCTCCGGCATACTCTTCCAGCGCTTTCGCGATCACACTTGCCAGTTGGTCATGTGGTGTTGCCTTTGCCATCAGTGCCGCCTTTCCGCTCAACATACAACTCAATATAATCGTCATTCTCAAATGTCCGATACACGGAATAGGTTGCGCCGCGATACTCGATCACGGTCTCGCCTTGGTAGTCACCAGAGAACACATCAAAACGATATGCCGGATTCAATCCATTGCGGCCAGCGTCAAAGAACTCTGACCGCGAGATTGATGTCACCTGCGCATAGACTTCGCGCTTCGTTGGCGTTGTTTCCATCCATCGTCCGTATGCGTCCTGCGTCCTATTGATTGTATAGAGCTTTATCACATCATCCTTCAACATGCATCTTCTCCGCGAATAGTCTGTTGTTAAGGTCTAAACGGAGCATTCTTGGCATTCCTTCGCCAGTCCGTCTCCGCATCCATAACCAGGTCGCATACTCGACCACGATCCCATTATCCAAGGCACTGGTCGCATCGTAGGTGATGCCCATCTGCGTGATCTCTTGTATGGCCTGATTTATCATAGACTCCAACCGCGTATCATACGCGGTCGTGTCTTGTGATATGCCGATATTTACTTTGAGGAATACCAAGAGTACTGCCATTTTCAAAAACTCCTTATGCCGTTACAGTTACGGTGCATGCTGCGCTGTAGTCGCCGCAGGTTGCAGTGATGATTGCAGAGCCTTCTGCCTCACCAGTTACCTTGCCGGTAGTATCTACAGTTGCATAGGTGGTGTTGCTGGATGCCCAGGTGATCGCACCGTCAACCGGGAAGGTCTTCGCCTTGAGCTGGACTGTTGCATCCTTTGCCACGGTAGCGGTGGATTTGTTGATCTGTACGCCCTGCACACTGTTTGCGGTATCACCAGCGAAGCTCATCGTATCGTCCGGGGTTGCGCCGTTTACGCCGATAGCCACGAATGCCTCTGCGATAGCGGCCTGACCGTCATAGCGAGCGGTGCCCTTAAATACGGTCTGATCGTTCAGGAACCGAACATGCTCGGACTGTGCGAACTTCTGACCGGATCTCTCTGCCAGCAGATACAGATCGAAGTATCCACCAACGATTACATAGTTCGGAACAAAATCCAGAACCTCGATGATGCCACCAACTACCGGCATACGGCCATTAACGCCTGCAACGATAGCACCGGATGCATCGATGCTCATAGACTGTGCGATCATCCAGTTATAGGTCAGCTCATTCATAACCCATACTTTTTCGCCGCGGCTGTACTTGCCCTTTGCTGCAGCGGAGTTGATCATGAATGCCTGGAACAGAGATGTACCGAGCACACTGTTTGCGATCGTCTTGATGTTGCTGGTGTGCAGATCTACCCAAGGGCGAGCGGTTGCCGGATAGCTTGCCGGTTCGCTGGTCTGTGCCAGTCTGGTTACGATACCAAGCGGCATGTGATTGCCGGTTCCGTAAAGGATAGCTTTATCCAGTGCCAGACCGATTGCCTGACCAAGTGCGCTCATCAACTCCGCAGCCAGATCCACATTGGAATCTTCCAGAACTGCGTTGCAGATTGCGAAGTATCCGCCCAGCTTGTTGCAGCCAACTTCCACATCGTTGAATGCCAGATCCATCTCGTTGAGGTTAGCGCAGCACTCTGTCCATACTGCCTCGGGAACCGTGCCCTGGATCACCAGACGGCCATCACCGCTCAACGGTTTCACATTTACATGCTTGTACAGTTTGGAGTAGTTCTCCAGGTTCTCACGCAGGATGCCCAGGAATACCTCCGGAATGGTCAAACCTACATTTGACAGCGCACGCTTTTCTTTCATTGCGCTGCGTACTTCGTTCAGGTAGTTCTTCACATCTTCACGCTCAAAGAACATATCGCGCTCCTGCTGTGTCTTGCCGAACATTGCTGCTCTCTTGTTCATAACTTTCTTCTCCTCTCTCTTTTCTTCCACCGGTGCAATCGGTTCTGCCGGTGTGGTTGTATCCTGCGCTGCCTCTTCTTCAGCCAAGGATTTCTCCAGCTCTCTGACTTCCGCCTCGAGCTTGCTCTTTGTTTCTTCGTGCTCTGCTTTTTCGCTCTCGAAGTTCTCGATCTCGCCATCTACCGCATCGCGTTCTTCCTGCGTTGTGGTCTCTTCGATGGATGCCTCAAGTTCTGCTTCGCGCTTTTCAAACTCTGCATCCTTTTCACGCAGAGCATCCAGAGCCTTCTGCGCATCGTTTAACTTCTTACGCAGCATGATTACTTTGAGTGCCATACTCTTACTCTCCTTTCAGTTTCTTTCGTGCATTTTCTTTCCAAGCGGTCAGCGCACGCTGATTGATCTCATCGCGTTCCTTCGCTCTGGCAGAAATGCCGGTTTCTTCGTATGCCGGGAATGTGCAAGCACTAACCTCATACAGATCCACTTCACGGATCGTCCAGTGGATGCTGCCGTCTTCGCGGATGTCGGTATCCTCGGAGCGGATGTCGAAACCGAAGGAACACTGGTCTACATCACCGCGCTTCACACGCTCATATAGGTTCATCGCGTCACTATCTTTCGGATTGATGGTGACGGATCCCCACAGACCGTGGTTATCTTCGCGCAGTTCCAATGTGTGCGCCTTCGTCCGACCAAGCACCAGAGTCGTGTCGTGGTTGGTCAATG